TGTTTAGCCTCAGTAATGATTTCGGGTTCTTGACCGCCGTAAGGAATATCTTGTGCCATTAGTTCATCCATCCTAAAGGTTGACCGTAGCCCTGTGGCTGCGTTCTAACTGGTTTGCGCTGCCGAGGCTCATTCACCATCAAACCAAGCATCCGAAACGCATCAGCCCCGTGGCTGTATTGGTCGTGAACAGGCGTTTTGCTAAATGCTTTGGTATCTGGGTCAACTTCGTAGCGGTAATGCCGTAAGCATTGTAGCCCATCGTAGCAATTTTCCCTATCAAACCAGCAGTTCCTGAATAGTGTACGGGCTGCGTTAATGCTGTCAACTATCGGGGTTTTCGGGATGATTTTGGTTTTATATCCAGCCGCACGCACAATCTGCTCAATTGACCGTCCATTAGCTGCAAGCGTTCGGTTCTCAGCGTCATGTGGCAACCATAGCGTGTCATACACATAGCCAAACGTCTGCATCTTTGCCAGATACTCAGAAATAGTCTTTTGGCTATCCTCCACATATCTGATAAGCCTAGTCTCCATGCCAATAAACTGCACAAACCAAATAGCAGTAGCGTCAGACCAACCCAAATCAAAGACAGCATGAACTGGTTTATTTGGGTCATATCCAACCTTTGTGATTCGGCCTTCTAGATCTGCCATCTGCATCTCACGGGCAAAGATAGCACCGTCCACAGTTTGGCGGCATAAACCCTCCCAGACCGTGTTATACGCCTCTATATCCCTAGCCTTGAGGGAATCCTTCTCCAAGACCAGCGTTTCGGGAAACCAAGGGTTATCAGACCAGTTAATCTTTTGAACAACAGAGCCAGCCGGAGGGTTAAGCACAAACCGCTGGTAAGTCTCGTCTGACTCTAGCTCAGGGTTGAAGCTAATCCAGATTTCAGACTTTTCCTTACGAATGGTAGGAATCAGCACATCCCAACTAAATTTAGAAACCGTGTTGGCTTCCTCTACCCAACAGATTGTTGAGCCTTCGTTACTCTTTACGTTGGCGACATTGTTCTTGAGGCCCACAAAGTTGAACTCAGAGCCGTTCTTGCCTCTAATCTGTGATTGGGTGATTTCGTAGAACCCATGCAGATTCAGTAACTCGATCTGGTCGCATAGCAGTTTATGCACCGAATCCTTCATGGAAGTCATATATTCACGGGCGCACAATACTCGATGTGGCTCTTTAGCCGCTTTGATTAGCAGGGCTTTTGCTATTGAGTGAGACTTACCGCCGCCACGACCACCATATAAAACACGATAACGTGCATATTCCGGCACGAACAAGCATTGCAGCTTGACAGGAAATTCAGCGTTCTGAATTATCGGCGTCATCAGGCTTTACGAAAGTAACTTGAATACCAGCTAACAGCGGTGCGCCATCAGCACCAGTAATTTCTGTCTTAGTTTGCTCACGATATTTCTTAGGGAATCGTGCAGCCATAGAACGTGACCAGATACTAGAGTTTAATTTTGGGCCATCTTTATTCTCAACCATATAGGCTGCGGCTTGTTCTTCCCACCAATGAAGCTCAAAATCCTTAGCAATCTCCAAGGCTTCTCGAAATTCTGCATTTTCATCACGCCAACGGTATATTGTGGCTGTACCAACACCTAATATCGCACCGATAGATTCAGTCGACTTGCCGAGCTTACCCAACTCAATGACTTGCTCACAGTAAGCAGGGTCATAGAGGCTAGGTCTACCAACAGGTCGTTTCGTTTCGGTCATTTCTTAGCGGTCTTAGCCGATTCCTTAAATGCTTTAGCAGTAGGTGCGCCTTTAGCGCCAGGCTTACGCATCTTTTCCACAGGTTTTCCCTCTGCCTTTTCACGGGCGATACGTTCCTGTTTAGCGTGGATGTTGGCATACAGCCCAGGTTTAGTAGCCATCAGCAGTTCCAGTTCTTTAAAGATGCTTTAGCACGTTCCGCTGGCCCTTTAGCGTTCTTTACTACGCCTTCCATGCGAGCGCAAAAACTAGCCTTGCGGCCTTCGTCTTTCTTCGTCTTTGGATTTGGTGCTGGCGGCTTCAGATTAGACCCATTTTTGGCGTTGTATTCCGCACGACCTTTCGCAGTCATACCAGCCCCTTTTTCTGTGGGGTTGTATGTCTTGCCTTTTCCCGTTGTTTTATGCGGGATTGGTTTGTCGTGTTTCGTTGCCATAGATGTGCTTCATGAATTTATGTAAGAACCTTGATTTGGGCTTCAACATGGCACAGAAGAAAGCCAAAAAATTCTGTGCGTCACCATCCTCAAATGCTGGCTTAACAGTTCTTACTGGTTCAGTTTACAGCGGTTTCGTCTGTTTGTGCTTCCACTTTAGGCGTAGCCATAGCCACGGCTTGGGCGTTAGCTTCTGCCAACAGCTTTTGCAGGTGTTGCTGCAACGATGCAATGCGAGCCTCCAGAGCTTGGATGATGTCACGCATTTCATGCTCGGTGTGTGAAAAATTAAACATTACTTCTTTCCTTTCTTGGCCTTCTCAGCCTCACGTTTTTCCGAATATGCAATCGCCACGGCTTGCTTGACAGGTTTTCCTGCCTTTACTTCCGTTTTGATGTTTTCTTTAAAAGCCTTTTGGCTAGTTGATTTCTTCAGCATCCATTACTCCACAAACATCTTGCCACGACATTAAAAGATAGCGTTCACCATCTTCCACCCATTCTTGGAACTTCAAGTATTCGTCTTTGTAGTCTTTAGCCAATGTGCCAAAAGTAACACGCTCACCACCCTTTAGCGGGTTTTCCTCGAACGTGCCATCATCCAGCCAGCGACCTGGGCCAACCGCCACTACTGTGCCGATAGTATCAGCCTCGGCTGTTTTTATCCACAATGTTGATTGGATGCGGGGTTCTGGCTTGACAACGATCTTGTCTTTTAAAGGCTGAAGCTTCATTGTTGTACCCTCTTAGGACGCCCAGGCTTTTTCTTTTCTGGTGTCATAACGTCAACAACGGGCAGAGATAAAAAGTCCCCCGCCGGAGCAGGGGATAAGTCGGTGCAATCCGACAAGGAGATACTGAATTCACCGCACCAATGTGATTGGTACTTCACGATTGCGGTAGGGTAACGATGGCACTCACCAGCGTGACCTGTGTATTCCCAAAATTTGCAGTTTACGCAAACTTCTTTAGAATCTGTCTTAGCCATAACAACCACCTTTGTTATTGGTTAGATAGCCCCCTTGGTCACTACACCTTGGGGGTTATCGCTTTTTACATTGTATCTTGAACGTGGTCGATGCGCTTGTGTTCATACGCAACGTGTTCACGGCTACCACCCTTGAACTCGCCCAAACGACCATCATTGTGACCCATGTGACCATCAACACGGTCACCCATGCTGTCAGCCTTGCCCATAGCAACGCCGCCAACCAGTTTAGCTTTGCGCTCACCAGTCATGTCAGAGGCAGTAGCGCCAGCGGGAATTTTCTCGCCAGAAGCGCCAGCCATGAACTTGGTGCTGTTTGGGCCTTTTTCACTACCCATCTTCTCGCCAGAGCGATCAGAAGCGGTAACACCCTTGGGTGCTTTTTCTTTACCGTAGTATCCCATTTTCATATCCTTTAGGTTAATGGTTCAAACATCTTATCAGAAGGGTACGTCTTCGTCAAATGATTTGTTTGATTGTTTAAAACCATCTTGCGGTTTAGGGTCGTTCAAGTAAGCCCAACCAGACCAGCCGCCCTCAACTACTGGGATGCTGTCAATTTTGAGCATTGGGCCATTTTTAGTCTCAATCATAGAGCCAATACGCTGATAGCGTGACTTTTCTTGACCTTCTTTGTTGGTGTATTTGCCGCTAACAATCGTAATTTCTTTGATGGTTCTGCTCATTTCATGCTTTCAAGTTAAGTAATTGGGCTACTTTATGCGCCGTTTCGGTCAAAAATTCTATTACTTCGGCTTCCAAGAGCTGAATGTATTTATCGTCTCTAGGAATACGCTTAATAAATAACTGTAAGTCTGGAGGGAGGCGTGGGTCGTAAGATACAAAGTCACACCAATCACGATTAGTGCAAGCCATCTGCCAGAAAATTTGATCTGCATACTTTTTAGGTACTGTTTGGCTAAGTAACGTATCAATGTGCGTTGCTGTGTTGGGACACTTTATTTCAATAAGTCCGTCAATACCCACAAGTCCATCAGGAGAAGCGCCGCTATTGACAATACTTGGGTGATCAATGAATCCAACTTCATCAACCAAAACGTCCATTTTTGCTTCATACGCTGCCCTTGCTAGTGGTTCTGTTTCTGTACCCCATTGCATAGCTGCGTTGCTAAATGACTCGGCTGGCTTGCCAGTAAGCCGTTCGCAGACCAATTGCGCCATGTAGTTATCACGACTCGCTGAGTAGCCCGATTTTGTCTTTGCAACCACATCGGCAACTCGGCTGGCTGTGACTTTTCCAATTCTTGCGGCAAACCAATCATCTGTTCTTTGTTCCATTTAAAGTGCCGCCTTTCTTGCGTTTTTGGCTGCAATAATTTTCTTTTGTGCTTCTGGGTCTGACTGCGTATCTTTAAATGCCTCGGTGTAAACCGATTTGAGGCTGTCAGCATTGGGGGCTTGGCTAATCTCTGCCAACCAATCAGCCAGGCGACCAGCGTCATAAGCAGGGGCTTTGCGACTAGCAGCGTTACCGTCATCATCCTCTGGGGCTATACCGCAAGCTGCCATCAATGAGTAGCGTCTAGCGTAGGTCAGAGCCGAGCCGTAACCCTGTGGGTCTTGCTTGCTGGCAGGGACGTGGAGCTTGCCGCACTCTAAGATTTCTCCGGATTCATGCAAAAACAAGGTTTCCACAGTAACACCCGTGCTGTCCTCATAATTGCGCTGAATCAAGGCAATGCCGTTGTTATTAAGGGCATCAATGACTGCTTCCACACAAGCCGACAAATCAGCATAGCGACTGCGGAAATGTGGGTTAGTGGATGTTTTGAGGGCAGGGCCAAATGCTTTTTGTGCTTTGACCAAAGCTGTTGCAATGTTTTTCATGCTGCCTCCAATGCCAACTGAAGGGCTTGAATCAATGCTTCGGTTTCTTCATGGGTCAATGCGACTGAAGAATACCCGCCTGTGAAAAAGATAGATAGATGCGCCCCATCGTCAAACTTATCAATCATTAACTTGTCACTTTGGTCAACCTTGATGACTGTTGAGTGCTGCTCTACTGTAATGCTCATACTAGCTCCTAAAAAGACCCCAAGAAATTTGGGGCATGGATGTATTCTAGTCGAGTTTTATCAACAATTATCTAAGTATTAACCCTATCAACAAATCGATTGTTAGCGTTTTCGCTTCGCCAAACTTCAATTTTTAGCTGTGCAGCGGTCAATTGCCATTTGAGAGTTTCTTCTTGCTCGACAGCAGCAGCCAAGCCCTTTAGCAATGATTGGTATTCCTCATCGGCATAAGCATCTCGCTCTTGGGCGGCTAGCGTTTGAGTGCCTCTTAAGCTGGCTTGCTGCATCAACAATGCTTTCTTGCTCTTGCGGTATTCCTCAATGTAAACCCGATCAGACTTGGCCTTGGCAAACAATGGGGCAGTTTTAAGGATAAATTCAACAGCTCTGTGCGGCGCTTCGCTCATGTCAGTCCCCGCAAAAACAAGCTATTGATTCATCATCAAACATGGTTGTCTGGTCGGTCGTGTATTGCACCATTTCAGCGTAACCAGGTCGATCTTTGCGAAAACGCGCACCATCAGGCTTGCTTGCCAGAGCCAGCGCCTCCATTTTGGCCCACCAAACTGCACGCTCTGGCTTTTCTTTTATCAAACTCATTGTTTGGCTCATGCCTTTTAAAAAACACAAATCGCAATTGCCGTGGTAGGTAACACCGCTAATGTTTGGTAACTCAAGGTCAAACGATTGATTGCGCCAAAACTCACCGACCATTTCTTTAGTCACACCAGCAGCTACTAAAGGCGTTCTATCCCGAGGTATTTTTGCTGCACGTCTTTGCTCATCAGCACGAATACCAACCCAACTCATGTGTTCGCCTTTGCTTCTTGTTTCGCATAAACCTATTGAAAACAAATAGTTAGCTATTGTTCTTATTTTCATTTCTATTGTGCAAAACCTTGTAACTGGATTTGGCAAATAGTTTTTCTTGCGAATTACCGCTTCAAAAGGCTCACCATTGCGGCTGGCTGTTTCATAAGAAACTTGCTTCCAACGATCTTTGGATTCTTCTGCATCCTGGTACTCAAGCCAAACAATTGGCACATTCCAATTGACAGAACAATCGTTAACAAACTTTAAAGTCGCTTCATCCTCTTTCCCTGTATTTGCAAAACAAACAATTGCATTACTTGGGAGGCTCATATCGTGAGCTTGTAAGACCCGCCAAAGCATATAAGCTGAAGTCCTACCACCAGAAAAACTAATGCAGGTCGGCTCAAGAATTTCAAACGGGTTCATTGCAGTTCCTCCTTGACCAGCACTTCAACAACGGGAAACGTGCCGTAAACCTGCGTGGCATGGATAGTTACGACTTGTTTATCGTCTTTGTAAACAATGTCGTTCATGGCATCCAGAAAGCATTTTAAGATGTTATCGATGTCTGGTTTCTTGGTTGGACGCTCAGAACCGATTAAACAGGCTTCTATGCGTTTTTTAGGGTATGACGCTGGTATGGCCTTAGTGACGTGCAAAAACACGGCTACAGGCGTTTCTAATGGCTCTGAAGCCCCCATTGCCAGCATTGCAGATGCTTTAATCATTGTTTCGTAGTCGGATGTCTGTTTTGGTGTGTATGTTTTGACAAAGCCGCCACGGGTTGAGAACCTGGGTCTGCCTTTGCCTTGAGGCGGCCCTTCAACACGAAAAGTAATTATGAATGTCATTTGTTGCCCTTGATTCTGTTCATGCGATGGCGTAAGTTTTCAGCTTCTTTCTTGCCACGCTTTTTTTCAATAGCCTCGATGGTGTCTGCCCACCAAGCATTAGCTTCGCCATAGCCAAGCTCTTTAGCTTTCTTGCGATAGCGTTCCACCCATTCTCTACTTTCGCAATCTTTCATAAATTCAATTTGATCTGCTGTCATCACAACTGAACTCTTTATGGTATTTTTGTCTTGCATTTTTTACGGCTGCTTCTGCATCTTTTATATCAATAAAATGTCCTAAATGAATTGTTTTTTTGTTGACTGCAATTCTTGCTCTAAATTTGCCAGACCTTTTATTAAACCCTACGCCTTTGATTCCAGTAACATTGTCTTTTCTTAGTTGAGCATTCCAAGCGTTTTGTGAAGCATTTGCTGCTCTCAAATTTTCAATTTTGTTATTGCTTGGATTGCCATCAATGTGATCTATGTATTCAGGCATATATCCATGATGAAACAAAAAAATTACTCTATGTAATTTGAGCATTTTTTGTTTGATTCGGATATTTACATATCCATTTTTTTTAACACAACCAGCTTTAGAACCTTTAATTATTCCAAAACCTTCTTTTGCAAAATACAAATTACCATCTAAGTATTTGTATCTTTCTTGCAGATATGCTTGAGTAATCATGTCGCACCTCATCATTGGTGGAAGCCATCACTAAAAAAATTGCAGCAGGACGGTGATGAATCGTCTTTTCCCCCGCTAAAGGTAGCCGCATAAGAATTTTAACTCAATCCAATTGCATCGCCTAAAACCCATAAGGCCCAAGTTATTGCTGTCCAAGGCACAGAATCGTCACCCATGCGTACCAAGTCAAGGATTCGTGCTGCTTCAAGTTCTTCATGGTTGTAGTGGTTACGCATTGCGCTTCTCCCGCATCAAATTACGCAAATTGTTAATAATTTGACGTTTTTCTTCTTCAGAAACTTTGCGAGCTGGAACTTTAATGTTGACCGACATAGCTTCGTAGTTGTTGCGGTCACCACGATTGCGATAAGCTGCCCATTCACGTTTAGTAATGTTTTCCCATTCTCTAAATGGCGACCATGCGTGTGCTGAACAAAGTCGTTTGCCATTGTCAACAGTCCACCGATTAGGACATTCATGTGCTTGGCACATGGTGTCTTGTTGAACTTCTGGCGTCTGTGTAGCTTTTTGAAAACTCATTTGTCGTACTTCCCATCAATGATTTTTTGAAAATTTGTAGCGTTTACCACCCACTCAAGGTCAGGCAACCAAGTGCGGCCTTTAGTTTCAAAGCCTTTAGCAAGCGAGGTGTCTTTGGCTATGTAAGCAAAAAACCCATCCCACCACTTCAAACCTTCGTCTTGAGTTTTGTAACCCTCTGGCGAATAGTCTGATGGCTTTGCAGCTTGCATCCAGCGTTGGCGTAGGTTGGTTTTGCGAGAACCTTCCCATGTTCTTGGCTGCGTAAGGTGCGGTAAGTTTTTCTTCCAAAGAATCAAAATATCTTGTTGAGGGCAAGTCGGAAGCCCCGCTTCGGACAAAGAACCTTTAGGTTCTATATCTATTGGTTCTTGGTTATTGGTTATTGGTTTATGGTTATTGGTTGGTTGAACGTCCGTTAAACGGGCGTTAGACCTGCGTTCAGCGGACGCTTTACCAGCTCTTGACGCTTGTTCAATTTTTGAATGAAAGTGAGCAATTTCTTTGTCTGCTCTTTGGTTTGTCCAACCATCATCAGACAGCAAAAAGAATTCCTCAAGAACCAATCGAACTTCTTGTTCAAACTCTCGCATACCTATCTGACGTGCAACAGACGTTACACCGATGTTCAACGGGCGTTCACTTAAATAGTAAGCATCAAGCAAACGTCTGTAAGCAATGTCTTCAATAGGCGATAAATGACGTGTGTGACTAACGTAGTCACCAATGTTAAATTGGTAATAATGCATTGAATTTTCCGCACTCAAATTGCACCCTGAAATGAAACTGCGGCAGGCGGGGTGCGGTTCGCTTTTCGATCTGCTCATGACTTCAGACCTAGCCGTGTTTCAAACTACTATAACCCAAACCAATCAGGTTTCAATTCTTTAAGCTGATAAATTCGTAAAGCAGGGATGTCTTTCCAATGATAGATAGCGCCCCTTGTCACGCCTAAGAGCTTGGCTAACTTGGCTTGGCTACCTGCTAATTTGATTGCTTCTTCTTTGGTCATAAATAGATTGTTGAGCTTTTTCAACATTTTAGCATTAGGGAAATCCCCTAGAAAATAATTTGTTGAAATACCTAGACAGTAGAGCAAACTCAACATACAATGCACCCATGCCCTGAACAGTTCGGGGTCTAAGGAGCAGAAATGCAAGACATATCAACTAAGCAAATGGAGCTAGATCAACTATGCCAACTACTTTACTCAAAAGGGTTCGAGGACACTTTGATAGACCGTATATCGAACGTCATATTGTTCGACACAACATTCGGTCTTGGGTCGCTTCTGTACGATTCCTTGGTAGCAAATGGCTCCTCGCTGAACCAATCAACAAAGGCAAATGATGAACTCCCATTTTGAAACATTCTTGGATTACGCATTGGCTGTTGTCATTGCTTGTCTGTTGGCTTGGTTTTTAGCGGTAGCACTTGTATGACTGACGACTACGACTTCGACATAGAAGAACTGCGCCAAGAAGTAGCTGCTGAAAAGCGCTACTACAACCAGCTTATTCGCCACCCTAACCCACAAGACCCTGACTATCCAGAGCTGGAGGATGATGATGAATAACTGGCCCTTCCCAACCAAATTGCCGCCTAACAAGCCTGGAGAGCCTAAGTTCAACCCAGAAAACCATGAGGATGCACCGTTTTGAAAACACTTATCAGCATCTTTTGGGCTGTCCTGTTTTGGATGGGTATTTACTTTGTCGTGTATGAATACTGGAAATAACTATGGATTGCAATCATGAAACCGTTGATTCTTGGCTAAATGAAAGAGGAACGCCTGTTCTATGGATGTGCAAAGAGTGCAGACTTGAATTTGTGCCTAAAAAAACACCCAAACGTTGGATTGGCCTGAACGAAAAAGACTTGATAGAAATAAAAGTTCGTGGGCCTATTTCTTACAAATGGGTAAAAACCGCTGAAGCCAAGCTAAAAGAAAAGAATGACAAAGCGTGATATAGCCCGTTTAATGCGTGATTCGGGCTTGTCAGCACCCTACGCATCAGTCAAAGAATTTGTGCGCCTTCTTGAGGCTAAATTAAGGGAAAAAGATGTACCGAAACAATGACCCCATAACCAGCAAACTGGCTGCGGACAAAGTAGACTTCAAAGCCAAGCACTATGACCAAATAATAGCGGTCTTGATTCTTAATGGGCCACAAGGCAAGGACGGTATAGCAGACCGTTCAATGCTTGACCCAAACCAAGTTGCTAGGCGTCTTAAGGAAATGATGCAGCTTGGACTGGTCAGGCTGACAGGTCGAACTGTCAAATCAAAATCAAATCGTGAAGAACGAGAGTGGGAGTTAGCGTGAAAGAATTAACAATCAAACTAAAGGTGCTGGTCAAAAAAGATGACCCAGACTTTTTAGACAAGATAGCTGGACGGGTCTACACCATTGAAGGCGTTGAAGATGTTACTGCAAAACTAAAGAAAACCAATGAACAACAAACTCAACAAGCTGGAACGAGCGTATTTAGCAAGAGTCAAGGAATTAGAGTGCAGCATCTGTGACCAGCCTGGGCCAAGTGAAGCCCATCACATAAAGCAAGGGCTTCAATACACTTGTATCGCTCTATGCCCAGACTGCCACCGTGGGTCAATGATGGGCTGGCATGGGCAAAAAAGGGCTTGGCTCATTCGCAAAATGAACGAGCTGGATGCCCTAAACGTAACGATAGAACGGCTTAATAGCGGCGCATATTAGGCAAAGGCGCTTGGCTCTGGTCAGTACCAGGGTGATGCGCTTTTTCCATTGGCAAGTGCATATGCTTGTCCAGCTTTTGTTCCAAACGAGCAACCTTTTGTTCCAATGGGTGCTGATGGCTTTTCTCCACAACGTAGTGACCCTTGGGAGATTCTTTGCCTTTGCCAGTAATTGTGTAAGCCATGATTAGTCCTTTAAAAGTTTAATTTTCCCATTAAGCACTTAAAACAACAAGTGCCTGTTCAGCGTGTTTTCTGCGTTCTTCTAACCCAATAGTCCCGCCATTGATAATCTTGGTGCATTTAACAAAGTCCCAAGCATCGGCAGGTGCGTTTAGCTTATGCGTATCCCAGAACCAGCCAGCAGTCAAAGCGGCGTATTCTGGGGTTGCTACTAGCTCTGGTTGCATGACAAAGTCGAATCCAAGGGCTTGTCCGGCGTGATAATAATTTGCGTGTCCGGTAAGCTGAACACACCCTCTGCCCCTAAATCGATACCCATCTCCAGAAGTTTCCTCACGGTTCCCCATTCGGTTCGCATATACCATGTTGGCAATTTTTTTGGGGTTTCCGGCATACTGGTTAGCAATTTCTTGTGTTGGAAAGCGTTTAGGCCACAACCGCATCAGCGTAGCCGCTTTGTAGTTTAGGTTTTCTTCCAAAATCTTAAAGTTAGCACACTCATGCCCACATTGACCAATGAACATGGCTTGCTGTCTAGGAGTATCAATCTTAAAGCGCTCAAAGGTTTTGTTCAGCCCATCAACCCAAGCGGCGCTAATCCCTAGCTTTTCGAGTTGACTACTGTTTAACATTGACCTTATCCTTTACTGTTTGATATTGGTCGATACAGGCGTTGAGGCGGGTGACTGCGAGGTCTCCGTCTGCGGCAATGGCTGCAATATCTTTAAGAGCCTGTCGCTCAGATTCGGCTCCATCTTTTGGATTTCCTCCGGCAGTTCCGGCATCTGAACTGGCTTGTAAACCACAGGAGGAGGGAAAGCGCAACTCGCCAGAGTCAATGCGCTGAACAATACTAATCTGTTTTTGCTTAATAGCATTGGATGCCTTTCTAAGTGCTGCTGTCTTGTCTTTTAGCGTCTGGGCAAGTTCTTCCTCTTTAGCCCTTGCTTCGGCGTTTAACCGCTCAATTTCGGCTTTGTCCTCTGCCACACGGCGCTCATAGCCCTTATGGTCAGCAACGTAATACCCACCGCCCAAGGCCAAAACAACCCCGCCAATCTGCATTAAAAGGGCGTAGGTAGCGATAAAAGGCAGCAACTTAGCAAAGTAGCTCAGACCATATAAACCCACGCCAGAGACCAGCGCCAGCAAAGCAAGGATGTAAAACAAGTCGCTAAAGAATGTTAGAAACCAGGTCATTCTGCATCCTTTGCAGCAGCACGTTCAGCCGCTATTTCTTCTCGCTCTGGGTGTAAATGGTCTGGCTGTGTAGTAGGAGGCGGCGGCGCTCTCCACTCCTCATCAAACACAGGATTCACAAACGTGGGCATAGCACCAAATGCTTGGCTTTGCTGTGGCATACCCATTTGCATCATGGGCTGACCATAGCAAGGTGCTGGCGTGTTAGTGGCCTGTTTAACCCCTGCAAGCGTCCCTGCAACCCCGCCAGCGACCCGCTTACCAACAATGCCACCAATACCACCCACCAACAACAAAACAATGTCATTCAGCATCTTGGTGTAAGCCTGATCAATTGGAGCCATCGCCTTGATAGGCTGGACAACAAACGTGACCGAATACAACAAGCAAATAACAATAAAGAACAAAATGCCCGTGATGGCAAGCACCACTATCGCCCAGATACGAACTTCAATTTCTTCAGCGGTTAGTTTGTGTTCTGGGTTGTTGCTGAGTAGATTCAACTTGTTTCTCCAAAACAGGGGCTACTAAATAGTCAGGGCAGGTCTGCGTAAACAAACACCTTGGACGCTGACATTCAGGGTCTTGAAAGTGGTCAAAATCCTGGCAGGTATATCGATACCTATCAGAGCAACCACTAAGAACGATGATGCACAGAATGGCTATTTTTCTTAGCATAATCAACAGATTCTTGAACAAACAGATAGCCAACGTAGCCAAGAACAACCACTAAGACTGCAATTAAAGCAGCCAGCATAAATTCTTCTTGCTCTTTTTTCTTGGCTTTGGCTCGGTCAGCAGCAGCTTGCTCGGCAAACTTGTCGGCTTTATCCATCTCACCTGCGCGGGCTTTGATCTTGTTCCAAACATCCACCTTGCCAGCTTGCATGAACAGCATCTGCATTTCTGATTCAAGCTCACGAGTTTGCTCCAGAGCCATTTCGACTTGGATAGCAATACTCATATTGCTGGCGTTGCCAGACTTCTTAGCCGCATCAACGGATTGAATGGCCTTCTCTTTTGCAGAAAAGAGATTGCCCAGTACCGGCCCAAGAGACGCAACATCGTCCACAGTTTGGCTGGCCTGTTTGACCATCTTGACTGCTTTTTGGATGCCCGAAAGGGCAAGGCCGATGCTTATTGGGTCAATCATTTTACGTTCATGAAGTTATGAGTTAAATAACCAACGATAGAGCTAATAGCTGAAACAATGGACATACCAACCCAAAAGCCGCCTTTTGACTTGTTAGCCAGTTCCAGCAATTGCTCCATGCCATCTTCTAGCTTATCCACCTTTTGTGTCAAATCTTCGACTTTCTGCCAAAGCTGACCATACTTAACCAGATCAATATCGCTCATGATTTTTGAATGTAAGCAAGAGCGTAATAGAGAGGCAAGTTAGTTCCTGTGCCGCTAGTCACGCTGGAAGTGAAACCACCGTTGTTGCCCACGCCGTATGTGTTACCAGCACCAACAACGAACGAATCTTGCAAGTTAGGCGTACCGTTCTGACCATTACACAAATAGTAGCCAGAAGGAATTGAAGCGATAGAACCCGACCACATCAAGATACAGCCGCTAGGCACTTGGTTGCTGCTGGTCAAAGTCGTTGGAATTCCATACAAATTGTCGTATGTTTGAATCACCGAGCCTGTGCTATCAGCAAGAACAAACTTGTAGTTAGTGCCAGAAGGCAACCAGATTTCTTGCGGAGGCCGACCATCTGTTCCAAGCTGGATAGGGTTGGTGTTATTGATGTTGCCGGACGATGTGGTGTAAGTCGCCGCAGCGGTGCTAGTACCAGCCAAATAAGTGTAAAGATACCCGCCAGCCAAAGGCAAGCCAGTAGTGGTAAAGAACTGAGCGCCGTTACCGATGGGGGCTAATAGATAACTCATTGTTAATCTTTCTTAGGTTTACCAATGTCAGATAGCCGAGTACCAGCACCAGGCTTCAAAGATTCTTTTGTGGCTTGTTTAGCAGCGTTAGCAGCACGTCTTTCCATAATTGCTGTGCCTAATTGAGCGCCAGGAACAACAGCGTTTATGCCTTTTTCGGCAGCAAAACCAACAGATTTTGCAAGGTTTTGCGCTATTGCGCCAACCAAAGTATTAGAGTTATTAACAAATGAGCCTCTAGGCTGCGCTTGGGTATATCGAGCAACATTACCCAATGTTTTCAACTGAGGCGTGGCTTCACCAACCAAATATTGCAATTTAGGGTCAAGTTGCATCAATGCTTTGTTAAAACCCGATTGCGAGAAATTGCCGTTGTCGTTAACGATTCCAGCTTTTTCTTTTAAATAATTGATTGTTGCCGCTTTAACGTGTTGTCCCGCTTCCGAATCAGCGCCAAGCTGTTGAAGCATTGCATCCAAATCACGTTTATTAGCATTAATAACGTATTTGTTAACAAATTTATCAGGTGCAACATCATTAACAGCAGCTTGATAAGCAGGGTCTTTTTCAAGCAATTGGAAGCGTTCACGGGCTGCGCTACGAGCAACATCAGCCAAAGGTTTTAAACCAGCCGTTTCGTTAGATAAAGGCAATTTATCCAACTCTTGAACCATCATTTTAGCTGCGGTGCGAACTGAAGCATCAGCATCTTGTGCCGATATTTTGCTCATGTTTCGGCGCATATTAAGATAATTGTCAAACGACATTGTGCCGTTCTCTGCCAACTTTTTAAGTTCTTGATATTGCGAAACCTTCTGTGCATCTGTTGACAAAAGTTCGCTTTTCATCTTTTTATCAATGTTATCAAGTAAAGTCTTTGCATCAACAGGCAATTCACCACCAGCAGCGTCACGCAATGCTTGAAACTTATTGCTAATGTCTGTGTTTCTAGCTGTATCTAAATCTTTGTAAGCATTGATAATGTTTTCTGCATTTTCAATGTGGTGAGTAGCATGAACGTCAGGCGCTACTTGGTCACGAATTGCATTGATGTTGTCAATCAATTGACCGTTTTGTTCGTTGTAGCGTTGCGCTAACTCAGGGTTTTTTCCCCTTGAATTCATTTCATTTGACAAGATGTTTACATCTTGAGAGGCTTGTCCTTTTGTCAAACGAACTGGAATAGGCAAAGATTCGCCTTCATTGCTACGGTTTAATGCCTCTAAATTGATGTCTCTTACTGGAGCATTACGCAATGCAGCTTGCGTTTCTGGTGATGCTTGCGCTAATGTTGCTTTAATTTGTGACTCTGGGGTTAGTTGCGCTGCCCCAATGCTTTGTGCGCCAAAACCTGCTTTTGGTTGTCCTGATGGCGTTACATACTCAATTTCCGGCAAAGCCTTGCTAATAGCACCACCAGCAGCTTTAGCGCCTGTCTTTAACGCACCAGCAACTTCTGGCGCAAGGAAAGGCAGCATATTGCCAATGTTACGAATGTCCTCAACAGGTTTGCCATTTTTTTCAGCAAGTTGCTCTGGCGTGATGCCCATAACATTAAAGTAATGGTTTAACTGTTGCGCCAAAGGCTCAGTAGCACCGCCTAACGGTTTTTGATAGGCTTCTTTTCCTGTGATGCCAGTTATCCGACCCAATGGGTTAGAAAGAGCTTGCGTGATTGCTTGACCACGTTGCTCGGCTTCCTTTGGCCCTTCAATGCCAAACGCACGTTCAATAAACTGAGTACCGCCACCAATAGCTTGTGGAATTGCATTTATCAAAGTATCAGCTGCACCAAGCACTCTCTGTGGAATTTCTTGTTTAGCTTGAAATGCCTTTTGCATGGCAGTAGTTGCCGTTGCAGGTGCAGGGGCTGGCGCTGCTTCTGTTGTAGCTGCTTTGGTAGCTGGTGCGCTTAAATAATCCTCTAAAGGGTCGCTAGAGCCTTTGACAGACTGAACATATTTAGTAGGGTCAGCGGTCTTAAACCCACCGTAAGCAGCCAATGCTTTGTCCAAGCTACCAGTTTGGTTGTAAAGCTGAGTTAGGTATTGACGAGCAGCTTCACGAGCTTGCTTTTCATTCATTGGGTCAAAATTTATGCCTTTTTTAGCAAGCATTTCAACTGTGCTAGGCATGAACTGATAAGCGCCTCTAGCCCCGCTAGTTTTGTTTACAGCATTTGGGTTGCCGCTGCTTTCGGTTTGCTTTAAACGATCAAGCAAAGCCTCAGAAATAGGGGATTCAGCCGTTCCGCTGCTTAAATACTGCTCAAGAGCATCCATCAGAGTTCCCCTGTTGAAGTCAACTTTTTAATGTTGCGCCATTTTTCAAGGAAGATTTTACGCTGTGCGGGGTCGCTTGGCATGATCTTATCCAACTCTGCTTTTTGTTGTGCGGGGTTTTGGATGCTGTTGACAATGCTTGCAGCTTCAAACAATCGGCTGTCTGCATTTTTGCTCCAGTTTTGTTGGAAAGCAGCCATGTTGTTATCGCCAAATTTGCGATAAAAGTTTTGTGCCGCAGTAGCTTGCATATCAGTACCCGTCAATTGGGCATCATTGCGGCGAACAATGTTACGCAACACACTTGGGGGATAAGTTTCATCACCAGAAGCCAAAGCCGCCAAATGCTTTCCAGCATCAGTTTTTAACTGAGCATCGTTCATTGCCGACAATTGTTGATTGGCAATGTCTTTAGACAATTGAATATATCTTTGACCCAATTCAGTACCAGCAAATTTACTAAATTTACGAGCCACTTCACCTGTCCAACCAGTTGCTTTTGAACCAAGTGCATTTTCAATTTCATCAACGGTTTGCAATGTTTCTTGATTGTTGCGTTTAGCAGTAACCAAATTGGATTGCGCCCCTAACAAACCTTGACGATATGTAGTGCCTTTAGCCGTGTCATCAGCTTCTGTTGGATTAGGGATATAAGGCTGTCCAGCAGAGCGAACCGGATGCGGCAATGGTGTAGGTGCGTTATGGTCAAACGCTGCGCCCATTTGAGCGCCTTGCACACCTTGAGGCTGTTGAGGTTGTTGGAAACCTTGAGCAACACCAACGGTAGCCGTAGGTGCTTGACCTGGCATATTCTGCGTAGTAACAGTTTGACCAGAAGGTGTTACTTGAATTTTAGGAGCAGCAATTTCTTGTGCGCCTGTTGGCGTCATCATCCCCAAACCAATCTTGCCAGCAATCTGAGGCAACATAGCAGGGTCTTTAATCAGATCAATTGACTTTTTATAAGTTTCAGCAAGGCGCTTAACGTGTTTTGAGTCGTATTGCTCTGCAATATCGTCAAGCGACTTTTTATATTCTTCTGGGTCAGTAACTTTGCTATTAGCTTTTTCCAAGAATGTTGCACCAAAAATACCACGTTCTTGAGTGGTCAATTGGTTTTTTGCTGATGCCGCATCAGTCTGAGACTTAGCCAACTTGCTCAAATCTTCAATGTATTTTGTTCCCGTCATTGGGGCAAGGCCAGGAATGGCTTTGTTGATTTTTTCTTGATCTACTTCGCCATCAGTCTGAAAGTTCTCAGGATTAGCCATAAACGCTTGCATAGCCAAACGTTCTTTGTTGGCTTGCTCTGCTTGGGATAATTCAATACCGCCTTTTTGTGCGCCTTGTTGAGCAGTTTGCAATTTTGCTTGAGCTTCTTGCAACTGCAAAGGGTTCATTTGCTGTGCTTGTTGCAGCCTTAATTGAGCTTCTTGCAACTGCAAAGGCTGTAACTGCTGCGCTTGTTGAAAGTTTTGAATTCCAGAAGCGGCGTTAACCATATCAGCCAACGATGTACGTTGCTGTGGTTGAGCGTAATTTGTAAAAAATTCAGCCATCTTTAATCCTTAACTTCCTTTTTGACCCAACAAAGTAGCCAACGTAGCAGTATTAGCAAGGTTGCTAATCGTGTTTGATGTGTTCTGCGCTTGACCCACCGTAGCACCAGCATTAGCCGCAGCCAAACCAGTAGCCAAATTGGTCGCTTGATTGCCGTATTGTGAGCCAGCAGCAACAGCTTGTTGATTAGCAGAAGTGCCTAAACCAGCAATACCCGCCAAGCTGTTATAAATGTTGTTGCGCTGCGACTGATAGTTGTTAAAGGCGTTTTGATACGCATTGCCAGCGTAATCTTGCGTATATTGCTGCAAGCCCTGCAACGTATTGCCAGACAAAGCACCGCCGCCTACGTTAGCCGCACGTTGATTAGCCATTTGGCCTTGGTTCAACATGAACTGATAGTTAGGCGCTAACTGAGCGTTAAGGTCTTGGTTGTTAAACTGGTTTTGGAAGTAACCAAGATTGTTCTGCAAACCAGTTAAGCCTTGCTGACCTGCTGCTTGATAGGGTGCAAGTTGATTCTGCAATCCAGAATAGATACCAGCCAAAGTGCCTTGAGCTTGACCTGCTGCCGCTTGTTGTTGAGCTTGCGCTGAACTAATAGCATTGCTGTTAATAGCGCCGCTAGCAAGACTACCAACACCGCTTCCAAGTGCAGCCAATTGACCAGCAGTTAAGCCTGTGCCTAAAACACCTGCGCCAGCGGCTCCAGCAGTCCCCGCAGCAACAGCGGGGCTTAATGCGCTCGCTACTCCACCAGCGCCAGCACCAGCACCAGCGGCTCCAACGGTAGCAGCAGTTCCAAGATTAGCCAAATTACTTGCATCACCTAATGTAGCCAATCCAGCGGGGGTAACACCAGCAGCACTAACAAGCCCTGTGCTTCCAGCAGCACCTAAACCAGCCGTATTGATAAAAGATGTTGCGTCACCCAAAGCTGTTGATGCTGGAACGACAATACCTTGAGCGCCACCCATACCTGCCAAGCCTGGAGCAGTAGCCGCCGAGCTAAGACCTTGAGCGCCACCCATGTCAGCCAAACTTGTTCCGGCTTGGTTAGCGTAAGCAGATGTTCCAAAATTAGCAGGGGCTTGGATACCTTGCGCCGCATTAGGGGCTGTACCAGAACTAAGTAAACTGCCATCAGGCCCATAAACAGAACCATTAGCAGCGTAAATGTTTCCTGTAGTTGTATCAACAAATGAGCCAGCACCGTAATTTTGACCAACTGTTGCAGGGTTTGCTGTGTTAGTTGCAGCAAGATCACTCAATGATGTAGTTGTTGGCGCTGTTATAGCAGTAGGCGTAGCAGCCGCAGCATTAGCCAAACTTGTAGCATCAGCAGCTTGTGTTACCGCAGCAGAGCCAGGGGCAGCAACTACACTTCCATCAGCGCCAAGAATTGAACCATCGGCAAGAACTGTTGAACCATCAGCCAAAACAGCGCCTGGGGTAACCGCCGCACCAGAAGCCAAAACATCCGCAGCCGTTCCAAGAGCGGAGGCATCTGTTGCTGCACCAACAGCCGCCGCAGCAGCATCAGAGCCTAAAAAACCAGCAGCCGCAGAATCAGCCAAAACGCCACCAGCAACATCAGCCGCAGCAGCTTCACCAGCCCCAGTTAGAACAGCGTCAATAACAGCAGAAATGCCCATAAGTTACCCCAAAACTATTGAATAAGTCTTTTCAAAATAATGACCACCCAATCTCTCAACCAAATGCCCATAATCAAGAAAAGGCTTCATGTGGAATAAGATTCTCTGTGGTAACCGCTTTTTAATTTCTTCAGTCGTCCACTTTAGAAACCTATATCCAAGCAACCCTTTTCTGTAATCAGGGTGAATATAGAGAATGTCTGAGCTAGCCGTGACGCTTTTTTTATAGTGCAAGTGGTTTACCACCATCCAAACACTATAACCAACCAATTTGCCATCATCTCTCGCTGTGTGAACTTCCAAAATCTTGGCGTTTTCAAGCGTCTGATAACGGTCTAAGTCGGGGTCAAGCTCTATAACATCAGTTCGTTCTGCAATTTCTTCATAATGCTCTTTAAAAAGGGCCAATGCTTCATCAACAAATGGAAACAATGGCTCTTTTTGAAAAGTTATCATGGGCTGTAATATGGTACTTTGAAGGGCTGACCGTTCACCGTCACGTTGATAAATCCCACAGGATTGCTAGGCAAAGTTGCAGAACCAGCAGTCGCTGTGGTTGCACTACTGAAGTTTAACAAATTAAGGAAGAATTGTTGCCAACTTCTTGTTGGTCTTTGCGTGTTTCCATCCAAAAAAACCGATTGCGGATATGGATTTAGCTGCTGTGTAGTCGATACGCCGTTAGCCATTAGTTTTCTCCCACGCTAGACTTCAAGTTAGCCGAGACAATCACGCTGTTTACAGGGTCGCTAAAGACCACTTCAAATACCCTGTCCCGTGACCATCCCAAACGCCGCCAGATCGCACGATTCTTGTACCGACCAAGCTGTCCAATAGATACCCAATACTCCCGTGACCATGTAGAGCCACCGTCATTAGACCAACGCAGCATTGCTTGCGGGTTAGTGGTCGTGTTCGTATTGTTGGCGATATTTCCATCGTTAATCACATAAGTCAGACCGTAAGGAATAGACAACGTCTGATTAGGCGAAATCGTCAAAGGGCTAGTAAAGAAAGTGTTACCAATCTGAGTAAACAGCCCTGTTGTTCCTGTTCCTGGCTGGAACTGAATCTGCATTTCATCAAAGTATTGACGTTGCAAGTCAGTCGTAAGATGCGGCGTTCTACGCAATCTGCGGATAGTTTGACCATCATCTGTGTAATTCTGAGGGTCTAACTCATAAATCTTGCCGTTAGCATAGTCGCCAACAAGCACCAATCCTTGGAACAGCGCAGCGCAATTAGACCGATGCCGTGTGTATTCGCTACCGTCCCAATACAACCATTTATGCCACATTTGGGTCGTGGCGTCATAGCACCAAGTTAGCCCATTAGCCCCCACGCTCGGAAACGTGACCACATAAACTTCGTGGCCTTCAATCTGATAAGTGTAAGCAACAGCGTCAGAAATGTATTCATTGACCAGCGTATTCTCAACAGCGTGCGTAGATATGCGAGTTGGGATATACCCATTCATCTGCATGATCTGAGCTTGCCCACGGCTGTTGCGTGACACATAAGCAAACGAATTACCCAAGCGGTATAAAGACTGAGGCGCTGCAATACCGTGTTGCGTAGAAGTGCCAGGGATGCGCTGGAAAGGGAAAGGAACAGCGCCAACGTCTGTCCACACTTCTGAGGAAATTTCACCCATCAAGTAAACTTCTCGATGGTCAGCAATCAAAGCAACTAAGTTATCCGGCGCAGCATCAGCAAAAGCATACGATGTTGAGCTAGAAATCGGCGACAACAGGTTAGAAGAACCCCATTGCTGAGTTCCTGGGTTGTTGTAAACAAAGTAGTTATCCACAATGTCCACAGACGAACCGCCGGAAAACGCACCATCAGTAGAGGGCAAAGTTGTAAATTGGATTGCGTAAAGCGTTTCAGAGCCAACAGTAGACGTGCCGCTAACCGTGTACGTTCCAGTTCCACCGCTACCAGTTCCAAGCGCAGTAATCACCACGTTAGAAGTAATACCAGCACCAATAATTGTTTGCCCTAAGTGCAAAGTTCCATTGGTAACAGCCGATACTGTCAGCGTATTGCTGGTAATAGACCCCGTAACGACAGCGCCAACAGTAGAAGAACCCAAATTGCTAGAAGGCACAGTTTGAGTCTGGTTAATGGTGTATGTACCAACACCGCCTGTTCCCGTCCCCAAAGCCGTTATAACCGTGTTGGCAAGCACAGCAAGGCCGTTCAAAGACTGATTGATGCCAATCGTGCCAGAGCTAACGTTTGTAACTGTTAAAGTTGTCCCGCTAACCGAGCCAGTAAATACAGCGTTCGCAGGGCTGGAAATATACCAAACATAGCGTTTAGCGCCATCAACTATGTAAACGTTAACGCCATTATCTGTGATTTGAACCTGACCAGCAGCCGTGTTCAAGATGCCAATAACATTAGGCACTAAGTTGGACGTCAGCGCATAAACGTAAGCGCCGCAGACAACAATAAGCTGATTGCCGCCAGAAACCGTGTGCATCCCACGAACTTCAGCGGAATTCAAAATAGCCTGAGTGGTAAGCCCAGGCGTTGGATAAAGCGCAATCACCCCACGATTGCCAGCTTGCTTTAAAGGGTCAATTTCAGGACGCCAGTTAATGCACTCTTGGCTCTCTTGATAGATGCTTGGAGAATCGTAACTCGGGCCCACGAAACCGAAATCAGCCATTTGATGACTCCTTATAGGAATCGCCACGCAGCAATGTTTTCATAGAAGGCAAGCTAATTCCAAACTGGACAGCCAACTCACGGGTTGACTTTCCAGATTGTTTTAATTTTCTTGCTTCTCTTGCTTGTTCCATTGTTAATTTGCAACGTGGCCCTGTGTCAGTCGGATAAGTTTTTTGCCTATTTCTCGCAACTTTGTCAGCCATGTTTTCAGCATGGGTTCCAACACGCATATGCTTTGGGTTGCAGCATGATGGATTGTCGCAGCTATGAAGTAAAAAACCCGTTTCATCATAAGATTTTGGTGCTTTGAGTTCAATCACGCTTGGATTAGCAAGATTAAAAATGACTCTATGGGCATAGTAGTTCCAATCATTGATTTGAACTCGCCCATATCCATCATCTTTCAAAGTTCCTTTCCAAGGCCAACATTCATCTTCACCTTTTACATCCACCTTTGACCACAAAACTTCCGGCGTATTCGCTGGTCGCCCTGGAGGTCGTGGGCCTTCTCCATTTTTTTGTCTTTCGTAGTAAGCCCGTTGATATTCACGATTCCTCTTACGCTTCTGTTCAATGTCCATGATGAACTCCTTGTTAAAAAATTCATCATAGCCAATTCTAAGAAACCTGTCAATCCTAATAAATCAACGGAAGAAACCCCCGCTAAGTATCCAACCAGCATCTTTTTGCCGACCCACCAACAGCGCATCCGCATACCGAGCCACTTGAGGCGGCTTCATATTGGTGCGCTTAACAGTAGCCTTGGCATCGTTGGCGTTTTTGGTAATCATGGCAATCTGCGTAGGAGACGCCTTTCCATACATCGGCATCAAGAAATAAGCCAAGTTCCAGCGCAAAGCATTTGTGTAGCCTTGTGGAAGCTGAATAGTGTCGTTTACGCTTGAGTAGCGGCTGAAAATGTTATCGGTAAACATATGCATTTCACCCTGAGAAGGGTTGGGCCACACATAAATGTTACCGAGCAACTCTGTTGGCTGATAGTAAAGCGCCTTGGGCCAAGGGCCGTTCAGCGTTTTCAGACCAATCATTTCGTATTCTTCCAGCGACAGCACAGCTACTGGATAGTCCAAGCCGCCGTTTTGAACTGGAATACCGTTGCTATTTGTGTTGATACGCACAAAACAGCTAGAAATTGTCAATGGACGCTGATAGTAAGCTGTTATAGGGAATGGCGTGACCGTTCCACCCATTGAGGTGCTGCCGACTGATTGAGACACCGAAACCGTGTAAGTTCCGACACCACCAGAGCCTGTCAATACCGCAGTAATTGTAGTACCGCCCGTAACACCGCTGCCGCTAACCACGCAGCCAACACCCAAGTAACCAGCAGAAATAGAACTAACAGTAAGGGTAGTGCCGCTAATAGAGCCAGTAAACGCTGGGCTAGGTGTAGAAACATAGTTGTTAAGGGTGTATGTCCCTGCTTCGTTAATGTTGCCACCAGCGCCCGTGTTAAACGCCACAATCTGCGTTCCTTGGGTCAATCCCATGTTTACGCCGTAAGTCGTGGTCAGATACTGCCCATTGCTGATAGCGCCCGATGTAATGATCGGTGCGTTAGCTGTGATTGACTCATTGTTAATAAACAACGATTGGCTGATTGTGTAAGTTCCTACACCGCCGTTACCTGTGCCGAACGACAGAATAGACGTGCCGCTAGGAATAGATGCGCCAGTAATGATGCTACCAACCTGCAAAGCACCGCTAGAAACCGATGTAATGGTTAGCGTTGAGCTATTGATTGAGCCTGTGCCAGCAAAGTTGTTGACGTTGGTGTTAGCGACTGTAAGGATGTTACCGCTGATATAGCCTGTAAACCCTGCGCCAATTTCACCAGTTGGGCCGATTGTGTATTGCGTCTGGCCTGGAACGATTGGGAAAATGATTTCGTTTTTGTAATACACCATCATCGACTCATTTGACCATTGGTCAATCATGTCGTTCAGCATATCAAACGCATCTTGAGCGGCTTCTGGCGTAGGAGTTTCGCCAGCTTCCAAAGCGCCAATGTCTTTTAGCGCCCTAGAAATGATGTCAATCGGCATTACCATTTGTTATAGCTCCGGCGTAAACACTTGAGGTTTCCACGGAGGCACAACAGATTTCGACTTCTCAAGAAGCGCCAATTGTTCCTCTAGCCGAGATTTTATAACATTTACCCCGTCTTTGGTAGCCTCGTTTTCAATCCATTGTGCGACCATTTCCTCAGTCACTTGATCGAATGGCACACGCAACTTAGGCTCATTAAACCACCAGTTGCCCTCAGTCTCTACCGATTGGTTATCTTCAAATACTGTGCAGCGATACTTGGCATGGGTAATCAAGCCATCTTCCGCTGACAGTTCTTCAATTTTCCAAACGTATTGCATTAGGCCGCCCAAGGCACACCAGCAGCTTGCACTGGATGCTTTTGCAGCTCAATTTGTTGAGCCAGCGATGCTTCTGTTGCGTCTTTGTCAACACCGTTAGCCCAACACCAGTTCAGCACTTCTTGTTCAGTCACGCTGTTGTAAGGGATTGAAGGCGTAGCAGGAGCAAAGCTGCAAGTTGAGTAAGCAGATGCCGAATATTCACCATCGGTTGCCGTAGCAGTCCAATGTGCGGTGGTGATAAACCCATCAGATGTGAGGTAGTCAGTGACGGGGATTTTCCAAGTAATAGTAGCTGACATGATTAGCCTTTCAGTTAAATTGAAGTAATTGTCTGCCATGCAGACCCGCTATAAACACAAAGTTTTGACAAAGTAGTATCAAACACAACGAGACCAGCAGCAGGGCTACTAATTGCGTTCTTTTGAGTTGTTGTCATGTTAGGGAAGCGAACGCCTTTAGTGGTACTTTGAGCATCAAGAATGGCAGAAGCGTTAGCAGTTGTCCCAATACCTAGGTTGCCGGAGGAGTCTAGGCGCATCTTTTCTATGCTTGACCCGTTAGTATAAAACCTAATATTTCCACCTGAAGATTCTGATGAAATAGAAGCATCAATTGAACTATCTCCAAGAAAAGCACCACTAGTTCCAAAACTTGCGTATCGTGTTCCGTTTTGTGCCGCTCCAAAATAACCACCACCTGTAGTTGTTCCAGTATCAGCAAGAACACCACTATAGTTGCCTGTAGCTTTAAATCTTGCCAAATATCCATTAGATGAAGTAACATCCAACTTATAAGAAGGACTACTTGTCCCAATACCCAGACCTGTGCTGGTCAGGCGCATTTGTTCGGAGCTTGTAGAGTAAAACCTTGTATCTGCCGTGGCAAACAAAGCCAAATCATCGCTTGTATTGCTGCCGCCGCCAATCACATTGCTTGCGGTTCCAATGTAAATCTTATTTGTGCCGCCACGGGATATGCCTAAATAGCCACCTTGCGCCGCAGAAGAACCGCCAGCCAAAAGCAACGCAGAACTGTTGGCAGTTTGCGTCAAAGTGCTTCCATCAAACGTCAGCGCAGACCCCGTAGTCAGCACCTTAGAGCCGTTCAAATAGGCTACACCGTTGGCTGTGCCGCCTGACAACGTAGTTGTAGAACTTGCCGAGAAAGTGGTAAAAGCGCCAGTTCCAGGCGTTGTAGCACCGATATTCACGCCATCCAAAGTAGTAGACGTAGCACCTAATGCAACACTTGTTGAGCCAATCGTCACGCTGCTATTTACCAATTTTGCGTTGGTAATAGAGCCAGCCAACATGGTGTTGGTGACAGTCCCAGTATCGCCAGTTGACACCAAAGTGCCATTAGCAAGAGGGATGTTCAGATTGAACGTGGATGCGGTGTTTTGCCCAACAAGGTTAGTCTGACCGCCGCTGTTTGCTTGGAATACTAATTGACCCATGATTGTCCTTTAAGGTGCAATGTAAATGATATTGTTGACAGTCAAAGCGCCTGTCGAGGGGTTGAACTGTAATTTGGTCGAACTGGTTGTTTGAGGCAAATTACCGCTGGTGCTAGAAACAATTGTCGGATACCAAGTCGCATTTGACGTTGTATTGTCTGTAATCGCTGTATTCGTGGCATTAGTTGCCGTGGTCGCTGTCGTTGCCGAACTCGCATTACCCGTCAAAGCACCCACAAAAGAAGTTGATGTAACGCTGGTCAGCCCTGCCAATGTTGTGGAACTCGCACCAAGGGCGATAGCAGTCGTTCCTACGGTGATTGAGGAGTTATTAAGGGCTGAGTTAGGGATGCTGGTTAAAGATGCCCCAGAGCCGCTAAAAACCGTTGCCGTAAGCGTTCCAGTAGATGGATTGAACTGATACTTAGTAGAACTGGTGTATTCGGTTGTCAGATTGCCGCTAGTAGCAGCCGCAAACAATGGGTAGCGTGTTGCGTTTGTGGTTGTGTCGTCTGTGACCGTAGCGTAAGCGGTAGGCGTTGACCAAGTTGGTGCGCCAGAGCCGTTAGAGGTCAGCACTTGGCCTGTCGTTCCTGCCGCCGAAATAGCCAAAGCAGAAGCGCCAGAATAGACGATGCCACCAGCAACAGCGGTTAAGTTAGCGTTTGTGCCGCCGTTTGATAGACCAACTTGCCCAACAATGTTTCCGGCTTGAACTGACAAGATGCTTTTATTAACGTAAATTGCGCCAGTTGACGAATTTACATAAGCAACAGTTCCCAACTTGATTGCGTAACCTGTCGGCGGGATTGTGTTTTGGAAATAGCCAGCAGAATAAGGCGACAAATATAAAGTATCGCCAACGGTGTAGCTACCAGTATTAAGGCCCTGAACAAGACCAATGGTCGTTACATAGCCAGCCGTTCCAGTTGGGATATTTTGGTTGGCCAAGCCAATCACGTTGCCAGTTGTCAGGCTGTTAGCAATAGCAAGGGCAACATTGGGGTATGTATACCCGCTGCTGGTTGACGTTACATAAACAGGCTGTCCAATATTGATAGTGCTGCCAGTATTGTTATAAACCTTTAACTGGATTTCCTCACCAATGTGCAGCGTGTTGTTTGTTACATCGTTATAGTAAGCCAGCGCATTTTGATTGGTGTCATACCACAACCGACCTGCGGTGTAAGTTGGCGCTGAAACAGCCGTAAACGTGGCGTAATTGCTGATCGATGGGTTATTTAGCGTTTCGCCTGTGCTGGTCACACCGCTCAAAGTGCCGCCTGTAATAGCCACAGAGCTGGCATTTTGGGTAGACATAGTACCCAAGCCAGTTATTGACGTGTTAGGAATGGTTGTGGAGGCCGTAAAAGCCCCTGTGCCATTGCCATAAACATAGCCTGTCAGCGTAGTAGCGCCTGTGCCGCCATTAGCCACATTAAGTGTGCCGCCAAGCGTTACAGCGCCAGTTGTAGCGGTATTAGGCGTAAGTCCTGTCGTGCCAGCCGAGAAACTAAGAACGCCAGTATTGGCAATTGTTACTGCGGCTGACCCGTTAAATGAGCCGCCAGATAGTCCAGTACCAATAGTAAGGGCGTTGGGAGTTTGGGCAGTAATCGATCCGCTGCCACCCAGAGAAACGCTAACACCATTGAACGTAACGCTAGAGTTCGCCAAGGAACTATTGGGTATCGCTGCATTGATTTGGCTCGGTGCAATACTAATCGAGGTAGAACCAGCCGATGTTAGCTGACCCTGTGCGTTTACGGTAAAAGTGCCAACACTAGATGCAGAGCCGTAAGAGCCAGCCGACACGCCTGTGTTTGTAATGCTAAACGTGTAAGAACTAAGGGTTAACCCTGTGCCAGCAAAATAAGATGCTGCGCTGGCAAGCTGCGACCAAGTAATTGGAGTCGTGCCAAGCGTTCCAGAAGCGGGAATCGTGCAGACCCATCCGCTGTTTTGCTGAGTTGAGCCGTTCTGAATAAAGATAAACGCCGAAATCAGCGAGGCGTAAGTATTGGCATCGCTAGTGCGTGACCATGCGCCACTAGAAGCTGCGTAAATGCCGTTATTAGCCTGATTAGATTGGTTTTTAACTAGAACTCGGTCGCCAGCTAGAGTCGTATACCCATCAATTGTTTGAAGGCCAGAAAGCGTGATATTGCCCGTTGTAGCGCATTGGGCTTCAGCTTTGATTGCGTAGCCTTGGACAACCATGTCCACATAGGCTTTGTTCGTTAAATCTGTTGGGTTTGCCGCAGTATTAGCCACCGTTCCCGAGGTCGTAGCCATCGAGGTAAAAGTAGCCGCAGCAGGGACAGAACCACCGATAACTGAGCTATCAATGGTTGAATTTGTGATTGTCAGACCCGATTGGATGGGGTTGACGGTTGCGTAAAAGGGCTGACCCTGACCGATAAACGTATTGAACGAATTATCCAAATTAAACAGAGCTTGTACGGGCAAGATGTTTTGGTCAACGGTCTTATTTGGGCCAGCCATTTTCTTCCTTACGATTGGTCAACCGTTGGAGTTACATAGACCAAGTTAGTGCCAGAAGAGGCAATTGCGGTCACATAAACAGGATATTGCATATTAACAGCAGGGACAGCGATCAAAATCGGCGTTGTCATTCCCGCTGGCAATACGAAATCACCAAATGTACCGTCTGTGGGAAGTTTTGCGGCATCACTTGAAATAGTGCTGAATTTAATTGCCACAGTAGCTGTACCAGTATTGGTGCAAGCCACAAAGTTAATCAAATCAGACGTATTTGAGGTCAGCGCAACAGCAGAATGGGCGCTAGTACCAACGGACAAGCCGAGGGTAAGCCCACCAAGTCTGAAAGCAGACGTATTTGCCATGTTAGACAGCCGTTACTGGTGCAGGGCCTTCCAAGCGGGTAACTTGGATGGTGTAAGTGCCAGTATAGGGAGTAACAGAAGCAGCAGTCACGTTAGCAAACTGGATGGTCAAAACACCAGCAGTCAAGCAATCAGCTTCAGCAATCACGATACCAGCAATTTGCGTACCGTTCAGACCCAAGACCACAACGATGTCAGTCGTTTGCAGACCAGGCACAGAGAAGGTTTGAGCAGCGGTAGTGTTAGCAGCAACAGCAACGGGAGCCAGAGTAGGCTGAATGTAGAAAGTTTCGTGGGAATTGCCACGGGTGATTGTCGTAGATGACATTTCGTGTCCTTTGCAAAAGGTTTGTTAATTGTAGCTTTAAAAGCAGAAAAAGCCATCTTTTTTAGGGATGGCTTTTCCTTACTTCACTTCAGATTACAGCAAGGGAGTGCTGAAATCGTAGCAGTAAACGTAGACGTCAAAGGTAGCGCCAGCCACGGGAGTGGTCAAAGCAGTCACGTTGACATACAGCGTTTGTGTGGTCAAAGCAGTTGTTTGTGCGGAAGGTGAAGTCACAGACACGCCGTTGACAGAAGTCAAGTTAGCGATAGTGACAGAACCGTACAAGCTAGAGCCGCCAGAAGTGGTCGAGACACCCACAGCCAAACCAGTTGTAGTACCGACAGCAGCGCCATTGGCGTTCATGTTGGTAACAATCAGGGATTGGGGCAAGAACACGCCAGTATTGATGACGGGAACTGCATAGTTAGCAGAAGTATTAGCACTCACGTTAGTCAGAGTTGCAACCAAACGCAGGGCTTGGTTAGTCAACACGTTTTGTGGGTGTGCCGATACTGTGGTTGATGGTCCTGGATTAGCCATTTTGAATATCCTTTCTTAATTAAGCTGCGACACGGCAAGCCAACTCTGGATACAGAGGAGCCCAGCCATACAAAACATCCAAACGGGTTGGAATTGAATCGTTGTTAATCGTGTATTGCATTTTGTTACTCCTAGCATTTCTGATAGTGGTGCTTCCGCTTCAGGTCGCACTCTAAGGCTTCTTTTGTTATACCCTAGTTCAGACTATCGCATCCCTCGTAAGGGTTTCTTCACTTAGTCGTTCAGGCTGTATTTAAACTTGCCCCTTGTTGTCCGCTGCCGGAGTTCCAAGTCAATCAGAAGAAATTTTCTATTAGATCAAAATCTAAAAGCCGCCAACATTAACGGACTACACGCATCGACAAACCAACTTCCTTATCGGAAGCACGACCAGCGAAATGGACGCCATCAGGCAATTCCAAGTCAGCCACAGCCAAGGTATAAGCATTGCGGTGCATCATGATGTTCTGGGGTGAAGTCACGCCAGTATTGTTGAAGGCCGTAATGTTGGGGCTGTTGTAGCTGGTCACTTGCACGTTTTGGAACTGACCCGACACGATGATGGCGGGGCTGATGTTCACGGTAGTGCCAGTAGTAGCCACAGTCGTGGTGCTGTTCACAACAAAGTTGCGGAGCTTGCCATAAGACTGACGGTTTTGGGGGTTGACTGCGTACACACCAGGGATGGTGAACACATCGCCAACGTTCAGCGTAGAAGCTGTGGAAGCGGTCAACGTCACGTTAGAGCTAGAAGCCCAACCAGAAGTCAACACACCAGCAGAGCTAGTAGAGGCCAAAGTGATAGCAATGGTGTTAGCAGACCAAGAACCGAAGGTTTGCGACACAACGTTTTGGTCAAGTTTCCAGTTCATGCCGCCAGAGTCACGGCCCATCAAACCCTTGCGATATTGCTCGCCAATGGCTTCTTGAGGCACAAACAGACCCTTCAAGCTATCAACGATAGTTGCAGAGGTGAAAGGCTCAACAATCATCGAGCGGCGGCCGTCACGGGGTGCGCCTTCGCTGTCAAGGTAAGCAGCGCCTGTCAGGTATGTAATCAGACCTGTGGGAGGCGTACCAGCAGTACCAACGATGTTGTAAGTATTGAGAGCAGCGGTTTGCAAACCGTCACGGTCAATCTTATTGGCAATCGCAGCCACGGCGGGTTTCAACACACGGTCAGAGAACATATCCAAAGACAGAGCCAAATCTTGTGTAGTAAATTGGGTGTCAACGTGGAACTGTGTTGATAATGTTACTGGAACAGAAGTTTCATTAAAATCTTCAACATTAAGAGCAGGGCCAGTAGTCCCGATGAACCTACCTGGTTTCCTCACATTGACTGTATTACCGATTTTGCCACCAACTACGGCGAACTGGTCGTCATAATTGCGGTCAACTTCTGAAGTAAATGTCAACTCATTTTCGAGAACCATTAAGGCCTCATTAGTAATTTTTGAAATCGTCAATAAATTATTGCTCATGATTTCATCCTTTCTTTAATAAATAAATAATAAAAAGTTAATACAGATAATGATTATCTAATTTTGCCAGCCTTGCGACTTGCTTTCCACTCTGCATAAGTTCCATGAAACTTTCCATCAGCAGTTAATTGAACTTCGGTGCTAGTGCCAGCTTTAATCGGGTTGATTGGCGGGGGTGCTTTTGATCTACCAACAGTATTGCTCGGCTTAGTCTCAGGTTGCTTCTCAAACTTTGCCTCAAGTTTCCCAATCTCTCGCAAGGAAGCAGCGACCGACATGGAAGTGAGCTTTTTAGCCAAATCTGCATCTTCTGCCAAAGCATAAAGAATTCGAGGGCCAACGTCGCTCTCTAGCATCGCATCACGAATATGGTCAGGAACGACCACATCACTAGATGCCACCATATCGTCAAAATCTGGAATCTCGCTTTTCGCTGCTGCCACCTTGTTTGCCCAAGTCGAAATGACTTTTTGGCGCTCTTGGTCGGCCCTGCGTTCTGCTTCTTCCCTATCTCTTTTAATCAATGCTTGCTCAGACGACCATTCCGCTAATGCTTCTGCATATTCAAAAGCGTCACGAAACTGACTCGGCTGAGGCTTTGCGTCAACAGGTGCGGCTGGCTGTGGTGCTGGCTGCGCTTGTTGCTTTAAAGCCCTTAATTCAGCTTCCAGAGCTTCCTTTTCAGCCTTTGCTTGCGCCGCTTCTTGACGGGCTTGCTCACGCTGCTTAGTAATCTCAGAAAACCGCTTCTCAAGTTTAGGATTCTGCTTGCGCTCCTCTACTGGTTTCGCTTCGTCTTTTGCCTCTGGTTCACTCTGCTCTGCTACCTGTTCCGGCTCTGAAGGAGGATTCTCAACTTCAGCCTCGGAGGGTGCTTGGTCAGCTAAACCCATTTTCTGGCTATAAAACTCGGCTGCGTTCTCGCTGGTAATAACATTACCCGCTTGCTTTTCTTCGGCCATGATTTCTCAAGCTCCAATTGTCTCCCATTAACCTAATGGGCAAGGTTTTGTGGTTATACCACTAAATTGCTCTATCCAACGCATTTACAGAGGCTTCATGCTCTGCTTGTCTGTCTAAATGCGCCAGATATAAGGCCAATTGAGCTTTAAGTTGCTCAATCTCCATTTGTGTCTGAGTTTTCAGCACAGTATCTTGTGCCGTGGTGTGCACCTTCATCTCAATATCTTTATTGATTTGAGCATCACGCAGTTCAATATCGTGCGCTTTGTTAGTTTCTTTAATCAGCACACGCTTGGTTTCAGCATCTTGCTTGACCTGCTCAATATCTTGACGCTGTTTAATCATCATCTGAGCTTGTTGCAACTGCTGTGAGAGCTGCTGAATCTGCGCTTGCGAGGCTTTAAGCTGCATTTGCACTTGCGGCGGCACGTCTGATTTTTCGTTAATTTGCGCCATTGGATTAGATGCAGCCAAGCGGTCAGCAATTGTGTCAGCGCCAGGGAAGTCCATATTTCGGAACACCAAATCACCAATGACGTTAAACAACTGTTCATTACCACCCAACAGCGGCAGCATTGCATCGACAGCTTCTTGACGTTTGGAGTTATAGCCTGGGCCAGTATCCATTACCACGTCATATTGCCCAACAGTCATATCATGCAAAACACGATAAACGCCAGCTTCATCACTTGTGGGCTGGTTAATAGCAACCAAATCAGGCTTGCCATCATCCCCAATAATACGCATAACTCGATGTGTATCATAAATGCTTGGAATCATGCCCAGAATAATCTTGGCGGTATGAGCAATTGACTTTGTAAGGTTGTCGTAAAAGTCAAAGTTAGTTAGATCAACCTGTTGCTGCTGACCATTCAGAGCTTTGCCAGACATATTGCCTGGGAGTTGCTGTGAAGGGTCAAAAATGCCCATTAGGGTTGTAATATCTTGATTGATAGCGCCCAAAGCGGTCATAACGCCAGTTGGAGGCGGCTCAGGTTGCAGACGCTGCGGAGGCGGTGCAGGGTTGCCGTCAATGTCGGTTTGCTTGTAGCGCAACAACGGGAACGACTTGATGTTAGCCGCTGCCCATTCACCTTCGTGACCTTCGTCTTGGCCTTCAGCAAGCAGCCATTTGGCCTTTGGAGCCAGCGCCACCGATTCTGTCAGGGTAGTCTGCCAGAAGTTATACATACGCTGTGCGTCTTTTGCGTGGCGAACCATGCCAAACTTCTTGCGCTTGTCACCAATAACAACGTGGCGACCATAAACGGGAACGACAGGGATGTATTCCCCTGCAATATCTTGTTCTTCAATAATGTCGTAAGCGGTCAGCTTGACCCACTTGATCTGCTTTTTCATGGTCTTACGCTCTTTGACCACTTCCAAGCCCATAGCCTCAATGCGCTCAAAGAACTTGTCGCCATCATCAAAGCGGCTAGAGCCATCGCTCAAGAGATACAAAGTCGCTGGCTTGCGCTCAACGTAGAAATACTCGGCAATCCGAATATCCTCTTTTGTAATCCATTCTGACTGCGTATCGCCTGTGCCACGTTGCGTAAAGCTAGAGCCATCGTCCAAATCAGGGTACATATCCCTGAACTTTTCCTTGCTCATCATGCTTGTAATCAGCACTTTTTCAGCGTCAGACCCATCAATGCGCTCAGAGTTAGGGTCAAAGTAGACCGTGAACGGGTTAGGAATCGCATCAATATAGATTTCTTGGTCAAAGCTATCATCTTTGCAGTATTTGGTAATCAGACGCCAGAAGCCCCAACCCATACGCACAGCGTGGTCAAAGGCGGTGTCATAGGCATTGTCAGCATTAGATTGCGTCTCAATGTGGCGAATGATGCCTTCTACGACTTGTGCGGTCTTAAAGTCTGCTTCAGAGTTGCAAGCGTGAACTTTAGCTCTTGGGCGTTGCTGGCGCTGTTGATTAGTGACTTGGCGGCAAAAACCATCCAGTTTATTGATGGTAAGAACAGGGCGGGATTCAAGATTGCGGGAGTTTTGTAAATCTACGGGCCATTGGTCACCGCCGGAGACAAACTTTAGGTCTTCCAAGGCTTCCTGACGGTTCATGGTGTCAGAGTCATTGCACCACTTGAGGAACTGTTTAGCCTCAGTAATGATTTCGGGTTCTTGACCGCCGTAAGGAATATCTTGTGCCATTAGTTCATCCATCCTAAAGGTTGACCGTAGCCCTGTGGCTGCGTTCTAACTGGTTTGCGCTGCCGAGG